TCCTCGATGTAAGCGTCGCCGATCAACTTGCCGTTCTCGATCATCAGGCTTTCCTTCTTGAAGTAACCCGCAATGCTGCCGTCCCCATGATTGAAGGTATCAGGATTGAATTTGATCTTAACTCCTGAATCGTAACGCTGCGCGCATTCCAATGCTGTCTCAAGTGTCTTGGCGTCGATTAGCATTCCGTGGCCTAGCGCCGGACCTTGCATAATGAGCGATGCGCCAAAGATAACCCCCTTCTCTTTGTCAACCTTCTTACGAGAGAGGCGAGTTAAGGTGCGATAGTGAGACGTAGTAGCTGGCATGGGTTAAGTTAGTTAGCGGGTAACTGGTAAGGTGTCAAGGTAGTTCCTTGCCGTCGTCTGTTGCTCCTCGCTGCTGTTGATCGCTGCTTGGAACTTGATCCATTAGGTCTGCGGCTCGCGCTCCCTCGAATACAGGCGACATAGTAATCGCCTTGCCGCTGCGCAGAAAACCGAATACTTCGCGCCAATCCTCAATTCTCTGTCGGGAGGAGATTTCCTTGGCTCGCTGGATGAGCGATTCAATCTCGGCTGACTTCTGCCGCTGAATCTCATCAATGCTCTTGCCCTCCTCGCCAACGAAATCCGCGCCCGTGGTAAGGCATTCAAGATACTCGTTTATACCCGACTGAGACTCACGCCCTACGTCGATAGTAGGTAACTCAGGGAAGAGAAATCCAAAGTTAGTGAAGTCGGGATGGAATGGTATATCTCCCATTGCAATGCCATTTCCGAGCGTCAGCGTGATCGCTGGCGTGAGGACATCCTCACTAAGATCATTCCGCCAAGCCACGATGGTTCGCTTATCTTGCGAGCTATGGAAGCGAACGCCGGGACCCGTTAGCCCGCTCATATCATAAACGAAACCATAGGACAGATTGAATCCGCAAGCAATGTCACGGATCGTGCTGCGATACATAGCAAGAACGTTAGGGTGAACTCGCTCGTTATTAAACATCTCGACCCTCTCCGCGATTCCCATTGCAGTGATTGTGTTAGGCCGAGCGGAGAATCGAGTAAGGACATTACTGAATTGATCCGTCTCGTTGGACTGCTCATCGAAAGGTAACTCCGAGGGAAGCTGTCCGTTGTTGGTATAATATACTCCGCTCTGCGAGGATGCCCACGCGAGCGCTTGGAGTTCATACTCCCGAATGCGCTCAATGTAGTCGATGTTGTTGATCGCAGTCTTGAAGCAGGAGATACCACGAACCTCGTCGAAGGATAGCTTGTTGATGGAGAACAAGAAGTTAGGCAGTCCCACTTGGTTATGCGACGGCACTCGAATATCGAAAGCGAACATACCCGAAGAAGGGTCCCGCTTATAGAGGTTGTAGGCGAGCCTGCGATTACCGGCTCCGAGTTCGATTCCGCCGAAGTAAGTTGGAGTAGCCCTCCATTCGTAGGGATGGCCAATGCGCTCGGACTCGATGCCCTGAAAGAGCAAGTCTGGTCCCTCGCGAACGATGTTCAGTCCGAAGTCGCCCTTGACTACCTGACCACCTACACCTAATCCCATTTGCTGACGAAAGGTTAGCTGTCCTGCATAGTCGATGCGCTTGCCAAGCATAACCCTAAGGTAGTCCTCATACTGCGAATTGATCGACGCCACGCCTGTCCTTGCTTGAATGCGGATTGTGCCGCAAATGTAGTTGATGAGTTTTGAGCGAATCGAGGAAGCCAAGCCGCTGTTCTCGATTAACTCGATGGCATTCCACATGAGCGCACGCCGCTCGCGATCTGCCTTGGCCGTAACTCCGCTGCCGGTGGATAGAGGCGAGCGATTGTCCCGATAGTCATTCGGATAAGCGCCAGCGTGCCGCAGGTGGGAGATTTGTCTCCGCGCCTGCTCACGCTGTAGCGCTACCCGTGGAGCGATAGCCTCGATGATCGTGTCAGTAACTCTCGCGACTAACCCCGGTCGCTTGTATTCCCACTTAGGACCTTGGGTTGCGGTATCGCGAACGGTTACTTGTAGAGCCATAAGTTTGCTGGCAAACTTTTAATAAGCAAGGCTGCCTTGACGAAAGATTGGACGTGCGAAACGGCGCACTGGAATTGTAAGTGCAGTGATGGCATCGCTGATCTCGCGCAAAGTTTTCTTGAGTTCGGATAGGTCGGCGGATGTGCGCGAGCGACCTTCCAGCGCGTAAGTTTGACCAGTAGTTACAACCTCAAGGATTGCCGTGTGGTATGCCGTTTGCAACGATTGGAGCGTAAGCAACGGCAGGCCGATGAATGCATTTTCGGATGTCGTGGCTGCCATAATGGTTGGCTATGTAGTCCTAAGCGGGCTCGTTGTCCAGCGCAAACGCAGCCATTCCATCGGATACTGATTCAGTAATAGTAGTATCAGCCTCGTCTTTCCACTCGTCGATGCGTAAGATTCCCTGCATAACCATTGCCACGGTTATCATAACCTCGCAGTCCCACCAATGGTTTGCCCTCTTCTTACCCTTGCCGTCTGGTCCTGAGTTGCTCCACCAGAAGATGATCCTGCCCCGCGCGCCGATGATCTTGTATCTCACTTCACTATTCATGTGGGCGATATAGCCGTTAGTTACATCCTGCGGCACACCCCAATATGTCGTCGTCCGTCCCTGTTTAAGGGCGTTGAGTAGGTCCTTACAAGCGAGGTTGATGAAGTGATACCCTCTGGCGAAGCGTCCTTCGTGGATCGCCGCCTCGTTCACTATGCCGATGCGCGGGTTGAGTTTGGGCTTTTGCGTGATTCTGCCGTTGGTCATCGGATCGCCCCACTTGATCTTGGAGTAAGGCAGACTTACGACCATGCGTTTGACGTTACCCGCTGCATCCTTGGTTTCGATGATGTGATCGAAGCCCTCGCGGTTTTGCATTGGGTCGCCCTTCATCCACGTCCAGCCCCGTCTGACGCATTGAGAGTAAACCTGACGTGACTCGTAACCTGCGTCGATGATTACTCTGCGCGGAGCCACGCTAAACTTTTGTGAGGTTGACTCGATCTCATCGTAACTCTCGGAGTCCCCGCACTCGATCAGTCTGGACTCTCCGGTTTTTTTAGCTGCGCGAATGACGAATGGATAGCCTACCTCCTGCTTGTCGCAAGCCATGAAGCGGATGTATTCTTCCATCCATTTGTTCGCGATGTAGAAGTTAGGATGCCCGAGGCTGTAGTCGCTCACGACGAGCCGCGTCTTACTCGCGCAGTGCTTCGCCTGATCGAAGGGCTCGGCCATGCGGCGCGACCAGAAGATATGCAGCGGCTTGACGTTACCAAGGCGCCTGAGAGTTAGTGTGGCCTTGAGAAACTCCTCGACCCATTGCGCCCACCTTACTCCCGGCCAGTTGATACAAAGGATGTTCCACTTGAACGAAGCATGGACCGCGTTGAAGGGATATACAATTCGGCCACCCCCGTTGATCTTAATCGGCTCGCCTACCTCAGGCACATAGACACCACCCTCGTTCCATAACCTGCGCGTCTTGGCGCTATCGGGATGCGGGTGTCCACACTCGATGCATTCATACCGGATTGTCTTGGCTAACTCTTGGTAGTTATACTCGCCATTCGGCATGGTCGTGGCGTTCTTGGTCCACTTGAGTTGGTCCCAGATTGGATACTGTAGCTTGGCGCACTTGGCGCACGGCACGAACCACCTGCGCTTGTCACCGTCCCTGTAAGCCCAATCGGCCTCGTCGTCCTCTTGATCGGCTACGCTGCCATTCCATGCCTTGTAATTCCACGCATAGGATACGTCACAACGAATCCATGCCTCGTTTAACATACCCGAGGGCCACTGGAATAGCTCGTCATTGAACTGATTCATGACGGACTTCTCTTGCAAGTTACCCTCGTTGGCACCTTGTATGTGAACATCCACCCCATCCCGCAAGATGAAGTGACATGGAAAGAGTAAGCGAGGATCGTTAGGGAGCTTGGGCTGGACATCTTCGCACCCTCGGGCCATCGGCCACCAGCGCGCAGAGGCGAACTGTTGCGCCTTCTCGTTGGTGTGTGAGTTCCACATCATCGGCCCATTGCGTCGAGCTATGGCCCACAGGCTCGCAACCTCCATCGCCTTAGTGCGCCCGCCTTGGTTAGGTCCTATGGTCGTGACCTTACGCACGTTCTCATCGCGATAGGCATCGAAGGGATCGCGCAGGTAGAGGCTATGCTCGATTCTGTAGGCGCCTGGTATAGGCGCGGTGTTATCCATCTTCACCGTGCGACGCGCCCAATCGTAGATGGGCTCATCCCTTTGCGGCCGTAGTGAGTCCGCGTAAGTCTCAAGTATCAGACGGTTCATCAGATTTTCGTGGGGCTAACTTGAGTAAGGCTTTGGGAAGCTTGGTGAGTATGTCCCGCAAGCGCTCGCGATTGAGCACTCTGATCTCAGCAGCGGTGCGGCCCTCACACAGCGCAGGTAACTCATGCTCGAATATGCGAGTGATCTCACGGATGACTATGGCATTGGCTGTAGCGATTGTCTCGTTGGCCTCTTGCAGGGTTACGAAGTCCCGCATCTTGATGCCGAATAAAACTCGCTCAGTCCTATTGCGGAAGTTGAGACGCTCGACGATAGCTTTCTCCTTAGGGTTTATGTAGTCATCATCCTCCGCTGGCGGCTTGGCATTGCCGTAGCCCTGTTGGTTGGCGAAGGCTCGACAGGCCAGCACGTCATACTTGCCATTGCTGGCTGCCTTTGGAAAGCCCTTCAACTTCATCAGTCGATACAGGATCGGAGTGCTGACGGGGATCGCCTTGGCTAAGGCGCGCTTATTACCCACCCATGTATCGGCTGGCACTCCTTCACCTGACTCATCCAGCATGGCAAGCTGGATTAAGGACCGCCTCACTCCGGCAGGCAGGGCCTTCTTGAGTCGCTTAGTCTCGGGGTCGTAACTGTCCGCAAGGATCGCCTGTAAGTCTGCCTTGACGAGATTCCTCGCGTTCTCGGAAGTGATGCCAAGCGCTTGCTCTGCCTTCTTCTTCCCCTTCATTTGCGATCATGGTATTCCTGCCACTCGATCTCGTTGAGGAAGCGGGGAGGATACGCCTTGCCGTTGAATATCATTCGCCAGTCCTGCCACTCATTAAGGTCCGGCTCAGATGGAGGCTTGACCAAGCCATAGCTTCTCAGAACTCCTTCGCCATGCTGGATTACCTTATCCGCTAACTCTTTAGGTATTGCTCCCTTCGCCACCATTGCCGCCAGTTGGCTTTGATGAATGTATCTATGGCAGAACCAGCAAAGGGCTACTACCTCGACGAAGTAGAGGCGCGCATTCACGTAGTCCACTTCGTAACTCTCATGAGCTTCAAGCTTATCACTGAATCTGCCGCAGGCATTACACCGGCGCTGTGCCCTCTGCTTCGACTCAGCGCTTGCCTCCTTCCACCATTTGCCACCTATCACATTGCGTGGACATACTCCGTGCATTGGTCGCGGAAGCGACTGATGTAGGAGCAAGGCGGGCCTTAGCTCATTGGTTACTTCTCGGACGGAACCCATTCGCGGGAGTAATCGCTGCGGCGCACAATGCCTGTAAGTGGTATGCCTTGGCGCGCAGCAAGGCGAACTACTTCCTCAGTCTCCATCTGCAAGCGCTCGCAGATTTCTTCCATCGGTAGCTTCTCCTTCTCGATCATCTCTTGGACGATCTTGGACATATCGAGCACGACATGAGTGCCCCGCGCCCGGTTATGTCGAATGGTTGCCATCTGTAAGGCGGCTCGACCCTTCTTCGCGATCTCGACGCAGGGCACCATGCCTCCCGTCATTGCGTAGATCGCTGGCCAGCCGCTAACTGTCCAGCGGTGGAAGCCATCGACTATGGCATCGCCGAGCACAACGAGTGGTTGGGTCCAGCCGTCCTCCAAGATGGAGATGGCGAGTAACTGTAGCTCGGCAGGAGCGACCCGATTAGGGTTATAGTCATTCGCCTTGAGGGTATCCCTGTGCCGCCAGCGCACGTTAGAGATAGGTTGAGTCTCAGGAGTTTTGGTATTACTTTTTGCCATATCGTTTGCGTGCCTCATCGAGGGTTATGCCAAGCTTGCGCAGGGTTTGATTCGCGCAGTTCAGCATCTTTTGTTGCTCGCGGTTCTTTAGATCGCCCTTGGCCGCGACCGCAGCGAGGAACTTCCAGCTACACCCTGAGAGCGGATGATGTATCTCGTCGTCGAGAGGATCGTCTGTCTTGGCCTCATGCCTGCCGATTAGTTCCTTGATCCTGCGTTGAATGTGCTCACGAACTTCCTGTTCAGTGTGGTTGGCAACGAGTAGCTCGACATACTCATACCAAGTAAGGTTCTCGGGCTTGGCTGTGTTGGAGTATAGCTCGGTGTTAGCGTAGCGCCATGCGGTATTCACTCCCGGCACCCGCTTGACCATCTTATGCCACAGGTCAGGCCAGCACTCCGCATACTTCCACAGGCCGCGCAATGGCTCATCTCCGAACGGTGGGCAGACTCGCTGGCCGAGGAAGTTATTGAATAGGCAGGTGCGATTGAGTTCGTCGTAAGTGCGATTGTAGTCGATGCCTTCGATCTGAACCAGCTTCCATACATCGACGCTTGACCAGTCATAGATCGGGTATGCCTTGGAGTAACCACCGTGGTAGGCGATGTAGTTGTCATTCTTCTTGGCCGTGCAGACCTGATACCTACGCAGGCTTTCCTGCGTCCTTAGTCCAAGGATGAGGCACTCGTTCTTGCGCATGATGCAGTGATCGAACTCGGGTATCCCCATGTCAGGCTCGCGCGCAGGGTGCTCCATGATCGCGCCCTTGGGTGGCTGTCTAACCCATAGCTCGGGGCACGCAGGGTCCCACGGACGCCACCACGGAGACTCATTCGAGCAGGCATTACGTAACTTGAGCGGCAGACAATACCACTCCAGCGCTACCTCTCCTGTGTCGATTCCACGCTGTCTGACTCGCTCGACATACTCGACGGTCGGAGGGTGGATGCACTCCTCATCGAAGAAGCACGCTCGCACAGGTAGCTTGCCTAACTCTCGGGCTGCCTCTACGCAGAGGGTTAGGCAGGCTGTCGAGTCTTTGCCTCCACTGAATGATACGCTGACGTGATCGAACATGCGGAAGAGTTTGAGGAATCTTTCCTTACCAGCATCACGCACGTTGCGCAGTGTGTATGCTGTCTCATAAGCCTTCTTGTCGCGAGCCATTACTTAGTCCTGATCTTGTCGATGTGACGCGCGGATACACCCTCGACGATGGTGCGATTGACCATCGGATGATCGTCGTCCTTGGGGCCAGTGTCGCTATCAGGATGGTAGGCAATGACAGTCATACTGCTTTCGGGTGGGGTCCTGAATGAGTGCAATCCATCCTTCTCAATGACGAAGCACACGCCGGGCACCAATGGCACAGGCTCTCGGTCGGGTAGGATGCACTCGCCTTGTCCTTGCACCACAAGCCCCGCCCTGAGGCTCGGGTGGGTATGCTGAGTCTGATTGACCCCGGCGGGGAAGTAGAGCGCATTGAGGCAGGGATCGCCGCACTTGATCGGAGGGAGTAGTAAGCTGTCAGTGCATCCGTCGATGTAGCGCAGCCTACCCTTGTCTTCGATGGGTCCACCGATGACGAACATGGGGCGATAGGTGTGGCAATGCAGGAGGATGCCACTGCCTCCGCATAGGTGCATCGGCTCACCTGAGGCGAAATACATCCCGGCTCGCAAGTAGAATCTCTCCCCATTCGAGCGGGTTAGCCATGATCCATTCTCGATGTAGCCAAGGCAGCCCGCAAAGGTATGGCCGCAGGGCGGGTCCTTAATGGTATTGTTGAGCGACCAGCGATACAGCGCGGTGAGTTCGCGGGGATCGCTATCGTCAACGTAGGTCTGACCCTTGGCGAGGGTGAGGAATTGTTTCATGGGTTACTTGGTTTACTTGGTTGAGGTATCGTAAAGGTCGCAGAGGATGACTATTGCTTCTTCGAGGGTTTCCAGCTTACGCGCTTTCCTGATCTTGTCGAGCAGGCGACACCAGCGCTCCTTGTTGGCGTGCTTCATGGTTAGCTCAAACTTGGAGAACTCGGGATCAGTCGCGCGGTTCTTTCGATTGGCCTTCTTGTTATCAGGTTGGAGTAGCTTCTCGATCTCGGATGGCGAGAATCCCATGAGGGTCAGGTCCACATCCGGCGCGTCTAACTCCAGCATGATGTCCTTCACTAGCGATGTATCCAGCGTGGATAGCTCGGCGATCTGGTTATCTCCGACGACATAGAGTCGCTCCTTCTTGGAATCAGGGAAGTCTTGATAATCTACGGGATAGTATTGCATCCCGAGAAGCTTCGCGGCTGCAATGCTGCCATTGCCTTTGACCACGAAGCCTGAACGAATGCTTACCACTGCGGGGGATCGCACGCCTTGATGCTCGAATATCTTGGCGAGCCGCAGCAGTTGATCGTCGGTATGCTTGTTGGGGTTGTTCGGGTAGGGTTTAAGATCGGCGAGGGCCACCATCGCAGTATGGTTGCAATGCACCTTCACGGGTAGGCCACCCTCACGCTTGATCTCCCATGAAGTTACGTCTTCTGGAATGTTTGCTGGCAAACTTTCGTTGAGATGGGCGCCCTCTGCCATGACGCCGCCTTTGCATCCCGTCGTCTGACGAATGTGAGCGGCTTCGTTATCCATCGGATCGGCGGGTGGTGTGGTAGTTCTCTTGGCTGTGCGAGGTAGTTTCATTAGGTTAGGTTGTGCTTCCTGTAGGTCTGCCATGCCTTCGCGAGTTTCTTGCCCTCGGGCACTGGCAGGATGGAGAGGAATGTAGTGAGGCGATCCATCATCTGTGCCATCTCTCGGATGCGCTCCTTGGCTTCGACGTGCATCTCAGCAAGTGCTTGGTAGTTGGTCAAGTCGATGCCTGTAAGTGGCTGCGGCGTGGACTTACTCGCAGACTTAGCGGTGCGACGTGGCTTGTTGCGACTCATGGCTGCGAATCCTCAGGGTTGAGGTTGCGCGTCTCAATTTTGGCGAGTGTAAACGGTGTGGAAGTCTCGCGGATGAGAACCGCGGTCGGCCTGCGGCGACCCTGACCCTGAGGGATTCGCACAAAAGATTCCTTATCGGGGTTGCGACTCACGCTTCTCAGTTTTGATATGCCTCGTC